ACAGAAGACCGCTGCGCTCATTCGCCAGAGCCATGTTCCTCTTCCCATAGTCCGCACGCAGCTCGGCCAGTTGCCGGGCTTTCTCTGCTTCATCGCTCAATCCTTCAATCTTCTGGGACTTCTCCTGAAACTCAGACTGCAGTGCAGCGCGATGTGTCGCCAGGTGCGTCGCTTCGGAGAGGTAATGTTGCTCCCTTTGCGCCCGCTGTGCGCCCAGGTCCTTGGCATATCGCTCCGCACTGTCGCCCTTCGGATTGTTCACCGCTCGGATCGATTCCTCGGGTGAAAGCAGCACACCACCATAAGCGGTGATCCCGCTCATGGAGCGCAGCCTCTGCGTCTGCTCCAGCACCTTCTTGTCATCCTCCTGCGCAGATTCCAATTCTGCGTTCGGCATGTACACCTTCTTGTCACCGGAAAGACTCAGCACCCCCTGTCTCGCCGCCATATCCTTCAGCGTCACCATGCCGTACGCATAGTGTCCCACAGTGCGTGACACCGCCTTCCCGCCCACCTTTTCGCCAATCGAGCCGTCCGTCAGCACCTTGAGTTGTGGCGGACCGGCAAAGAGCTCCTCCACATCCCACCCAGGTGTCACCTGATACACCCCGGGGACGTGCTGTTGCGCCAGCATCTTCGCTTCCTGCACCACAAACGTGAACCGGCGTGCATAGGCATCCGCCTGTTGGGTGTGCCATCCAGCATGTTGATCCCGCATCCGCCGTTCCCAGGACGCAAACGCCTCCTTTGGATTCACATCGTTTTGGGCTGCATACCGCGCCGCTGCATAAAGATGGTCATCCAGTTCATAGTCCGCGCGCACCTGAGCATTGAATGCCTGGTTGCTCATCAAGGGTCCCGTGTGTCCCCACCGGTCCTTCGCATACCCCTCCTTCAGTCCGTCCAGATGAATCCCCGTATGACTGGTGATCTCCTTCGGAAGGAAGCTTTCCAGATAGGCACTCGCCAGCGCCTCCTCCTTCACCTCATCAGGCTTCCTGGCGCCTGCAGCCAGCTGTTGGAACTTCTCAGCATTACCCGCATTCATCCCCTGTTGCGGCGCCATGTACAGAGCCTTCCGCTGCTTCTCAAGCCGCCTCAGACGCTCACGTTCACCCTCCGTCTCCTTTGCCTGACCGCGTTCGGACAATTGCCCCAGCAATCTCTCAATCAGTCCGGGTCCGCGCCGGGAGGGGACCATGCCATTGGATAACCCGCCGCCGCTGTCGTTGGCCGCCACACCAGCTTGCCCGGCAGCACCCCACTTTGTGTCCACACCCTCACTCATGGTATATCAGAAAAACGTTCCTCCTCACACGCGCGCACCCACTGCCGCATCGCTCCTCAGGCCATATTCGCCCCATAGGTAGGCAGCAGCTTCCTCAGCGACCGCACTACATGCGGATGCATCAATGCTCCGAACTCTTCTCGCATCGCCGCCGGCGTTGCATATCGGCCTTCCCGCATGCCCATCGCCACACTTGCGCGGATATTTCCCGCCACCAGTGCCGCCGCCTCCTTCGCATCCATATCATCCAGGAGGGGCTCCGCATCGCCCGTGGCCCAGCCTTTCTGTTGGTTTTTCGCCAGCATCATCTGTTGGCTTCGTGCCAGGCGAATAGGGGAGGGCACACCGCCGTTCCCACCCGCCCGCATCCATGCATTGCTCTTGGCATCCCACTCCAGCTCAGCACCAGGCACCGTCCATTCGCCAAATATTCCCGTTCCCAACGCCTGCGTGATCTGTTGCTGAATCCCTGTCAGCTCATCATCCATCGCATTCGTCCCCATCGCCCGTGTCCTCTCCGCCTGCCCATCCAGCGACCGCAGCAGCCTCTCCTCATAGCCACCGTTGAACCGCGTCGCCAGACTCGTCTGCAGCTTCGCCAGCTTCTCCCCATAAGGGTCCAGTTGGGCATTGTATCGTCCCACCTCCAGGTGCGCCTGCTCATAGTCCACCGGGTCATCCATGTCCCGCTCCCCATTCACATAGGCCACCCACTGGCCCGTCGTATCATCATCCAGATCCAGCGCATAAGCATCCAGGCCACCCACATCACGCACATCATCCGCCGCCAGACTCTCCTTCAGCCCGCGCACCGCTCCATACTCGTGCCGCGCAAACGTCGCCCGCGCCACCTTCCCTCCTTCCTCACGCCCCCATGGCGTCAGGTCATAGTACCCCAGCGTCCCCTCCTGCTCAAAGAGGTCCCGCGCCACACGCGGATTCTCCTCGATAAAGGCATACAGCTCCTGCTTCTGCCGCGCCCGCATCAGTTGCGCCCTGCGCGCCTCTCCCGCCTGCCGGGATTGCAGCTCCGCATCCGTCGCACCATCATTCGCCGTCAGCGCCACATCATAGTCACCCTGCTTCACCGCCGCCTGTTCCAGCGCGCTGAAGCTCGCTCGCGCCTGAGTCACCGCCTGCTTCGACGCATCCGCAGAGAGATGAATCACCGCCTCCGAGTTGAACCGCTCCATGCGCAGTTGCATCGACTCCTTCGCCTTCGAAGACAGACGCCCCGAGCCCAGAATCTGCTTCGCCAGCGCCTGCGACTGCTTCTGCCAGCCACCCAATCGCGACGCCACATCACTCGACGGATCCAGGCCACCTTGATACTCCGCAAAGGAGTCGCGCATCAGCTTCTCCCCATCCGCCATCGCCCCCGCATCCTGCACCTTCATCACCTTCTCCGCCAGGCCAGAGACCAGTCCCCCCACACTCTTCGCCGCACCCGCCCACGCCTCAGCCACCTCCATCTTGCCTGAGAACATCTCCGCCGGCATCAGCGGCTGCGTATGCGCCCTCGCCGCCGCATCCGCCAGCCCCGCATAGTCCCCCCGATACTCCGCACGCGGCACCAGGGACAACCCCTCAACCTCCCGCACCCTCGGCATCTGCCCATCATTATACAACGGAATCGTCGCCATAATATCGCCCCTCAAAACTCAAATCAAAACCCTTCATTCCAGCCCACTTCAGTCTCCAAAGCTCGTCCTGCTTCTCCGCGTCTGACTCAGTCCCTCGACCCACCCGTCGGACTTCTCAGCAGCCGTCTCTCCTCACACAGCACCGCGTTGATCCCTGGACCCAATCCCACCCAGCACAGCAAGCCCAGCCACTTTGCATTTTTCATTTAGCACTTCTCACTTTGCATTCGCATATGCCTACCCAGCACCCAGCTCACTCCCATAAGGGTCCCGTAAGCGTCCATTATTAGTTCTCCCCACTCACCATCCTCCACACCACCAAGAACCAAGAACCAAGAACTAGGAACCATCAAAACATCCCCACCGCCTTCGAGAGTATTGTCGCCCCGTCAGACACCAGCTTCGCCTTCGCCATCGACTTCGTATTCGCCGCCTGGTTCAGCCCCGCCAGCTTCTCATACCTCGCCTTCCTCAGGCTCATCCTCGCCTGAATCGGCGCCAGCGCACCCTCAGCCCGTGCCATCGCCGCCTCCATATTGTACTGGGCCGCCGACGCATCACCAGTGTAGCGCTGCATCTTCGCATCCCACAGCAGACTATCCCGCTTCGTATTCGTCTCGTACCACGCATCATTTAAGGCGAGTTGCATATACCGCGCACTCTCCGCCAGCACCTCCACCGGCGAGCCCGCGCCACCAGCCACCCCGCTCTTCGCCACCCGCGCCCGCTGAATCGCCGCCAGCCGCAGTTGATCGTCACGCGTCCTCCGCTGCTCCTCAATCCCCCGCGAAAGCTGCGCCTGCGCCTGGTTCTCGATATTCCGGGCATTCGTCTCCGCCGTCTGCCGGGCTATCGCCGCATTCCCCTCCGCCTGCCCCGCCTGCATCCTCGCAGACCACTCAGCCATCGCCTGCTGCTGTCGGATATTCTGCTGCTGGATCGCATAGTTATACTTTGCCAGTGCCTCCTGGTCCGCCGCCGCCCGCTTCGATGCCGAGTACTGCATCCCGGCGCCCACCGCCGAACCAGCCATCAGCGCCACACCTACTCCAATTTCCCAAGTCATCAGTCAATTCGGGTTGCCAGTTTGATATGCGGCATGTCGTATGCCATGAAATTCAAAAGCCTCTTCGCCTCCCGCGCCAGCGCCGGCACACAGTAGCCAAACATCAGCCCGTGCGTCTCCTTCGTGCACTCCGCGAGCGCGCGAATCACATGCTCCAGCGCCACTCGCGCATCCTTCAGTGGAATCCCCGGCCGCGTCGTCAGCCACTCCAGAAAACACACCCCGATGCCATACGATTGATAACACACCGCAAACGCCATCGCCTCCCCATCACATTCAGAGATCAGCGCCAGCGGCGGAATAATCGTCTCCGGCAGCACCGGCACCCCATGCCCATCGCGCCACCCCGTCACCATCTGAAAGTCCCCCACCTTCTCCCCAAACCTCCGCACCCTCCAAACCTCCGTGCCTGGACATCCTCCCACCTCCATCTCCTGTTCGTCATCATCAAGCATCCTCATAACCCCCTCCCACCTTGCATTTTTCATTTTGCATCCCTCACTTTTCATTCCTCTCGCACCACACCACTTTCGTCCCTCCGCATTGAACCTCACGACCAACACTCACCTCCCATTCCCCACAGTCTCCGCGTCTTTGCGTTGAACCCACTGCACCCAATCACACCAGGCACCTCCCCATCTACCCCTTCACACTCCCCAATTTGTGTCTCATCAGTGCCCAATAGTGGTTCAAAACTCCGCTCACCACCGCCCTCCGCGCCCTCTGCTGCTTTGCCCCTTTGCGGTTAACCAGAGTCCACCCCTCGTCAACCACCACCACCACAATTGCCCATTCCTCATCCCCTTTGCTGCTTTGCTGCTCCGCTGCTTTGCGACAAACCAAACCACCGTCGTACCGCTCACCAAGAACCAAGAACCAAGAACCAAGAACCAAGAACCAAGAACCAAGAACCAAGACAACCTAGCTATCCACCGAAAACACACACACCATCGCCAGCAGATTCAGCGGCTGCGGTTGCCTCTGCCTTATCGCCACCTGCACCCCCGTCGCATATGGCGCATTGATATCCCACTCCATATCATCCGTCCTCAGCGGCGGCGCCGCATCCAGCACATCCTGCGACCTCCGGAACGGAATCTCCTCCCACAGCCCCGTCGTCGGATTCGGCGAAATCTCCGCCCCCAGCGACTCATGCACCGAGAGGATCATCTTCACCGGGCGGAACAACCGCCCACGACTCCCCCCATTCTCCAGCTGCAGCTCAATCTTCGTCGGCTGCAGCAGTGGCGTAAAGGGCAGACCCACCACCACCACCTCCGCCTCACGGTCCAGCGTGATACTCCCACCATTCACCGTCTTGCTCACCTGCGTCGCCCCATCCGCGCGCACCGCCACCACCACACCCTCCAGGTGTTCCAACCCTGCAATCGTATCCGTCGCCACACCACTATAGGTCTTCGCACAATCCATGCACACCAGCGTCGCCGGACTCGTGTAGTCAAACTGCGCCATCGCCGGCTGGAAGCTCTCGATATACCGCACCGTCTCCCCATCAATCGTCCGCCTCACCACAAACCACACCTCGTCCGACGTCCCATTCGCCGAATAGTTCACACTCACACTCTCAAACTCCCCATCCGTCTCATGCACATGCCAGCCCGTCACCTCATGCTCCCGCTCGTACGTCAGCCCAATCAACTTTCCATCCCCCGTCACCGCCCAGAGAATCGCATCCCTCCTCGACTGGAACGCCGTCTGTACAATCCCGCCCTCCGTCACATGTTCTGAGAGAATCGTCAGGTCCTGCGCCTTCAGCGAATCCTCCTCAAAGCTATACGCCATCTCCGAGACCGTCCGCCCATACCGCTGCACAAACAGCACCACATTCTTGATCAGTCGCGCCATCAGATGCTCACTGCCCTCGCTCGACTGGCAGGACACCTTCACCGTCGTCGGCGTGATCGGCGTCGCATCAGATCCACTGTGCATCAGCCACTCCTCCGCCGCCGTCCCGATGATAAGGCCATTGCTGTTTCCCGTCATCCACTGCACCTGGCTGCTCTGCGAACTCGCCAGCACATAGTCAAAGCTCGCATCATCCAGGCTCGACTTCCGGAAATTTTCAAAATCCCCAATCGCAGAACCCCACACACGCACCGGCTCCCGCGCCGTCCCACCATAAATCACCCGCTGCTCGTGAAACGCCACCGTCCGCGGATATCCCTGGTGCGGACTCCACGCCCCTTCACTCCACAGCGTCGTCGCATTGGTATTCGCCAGCCCCTTGAGCACCGTCGCCGTCACCTGCGTCGGCGACGTATATCCCGTCACCTTCACAAAGCCATGCACCTTGCTGTCCACCGGCTCCAGCCAGCAGCGCGCACTCGTCGCACTTACAAAGTTCGTCACCCGCACCCGTAGATACACTTCCGTCGGCTCATCGTACGAGATCGGCGCCACATTGCGGTCACTGATGCCTAAAAACGTCCGCACCGTCTGCCACGTCACCCCATTGTCCTCACTGCGGTCAATATGAATCCACGCCGTCCACGTGCCCGCCGTCGCAAACTCCCACCTCCCAATCACTCGAATCGCCCCCCCAGTCGCATTTCCCGTGATCTGCAACGTCGATACCATATTCTCCTGCCGGTGCGCAACCTGCCAGTGCGCCCCCACGTGGTTCGCATTGAATATTCCCGTCGAAGCCGTCAAAGTGATGTTCCCCACCACCGCAGAAGGCGTGATCGTCGTGCTCGTCACATTATCGTCCAGCATCGCCGGCCAGTCCCACACCACCTCCGCCAGCGTCCAGTGGTCATCCGCCAGACGTGAAAGCTTCCTCGGCGCATAGTTCGGGTGCACCAGGTAGATGATGTCATTGATCTGCGTGAACTGAATCTCAAACACATCCGCATCCTGGTAAGGGGAGGGGACCTCATAAAGATCCTGCGCCACCCACCGGTTCGCCGCCAGATCCGTCGCAAACCCCGCCGCCGAAGTGTGAGCCACCACGCAGTAGTAGATCGTCCCACCACTGTCCACATAGCTCCCCACCGCATAAGGCGTCGCCGTCACCCACGCACTCGCACTCACCTTCCTCACCTGCTGCCGGTTCGACCAGAACCGCACATACTCATCCCCCAGCTCAATCTGGAAACTCGTCGCCCGCGAAAAGTTGAAGGGAATCAGCGCCGCCCTCCTATCCCCAAACTTCGCCGCCCCCATAAACTCCGTTCCTGGTCGCGAAAACACCCCGCCCACCGCCCGCGGAATAAAGTTCCTCAACTTCCTGCACCCCGTCCGATACTTCCCCGTATCCGACCTCGCATCCATCAACGGCGAAAGCTCCCCGCCATTGAAATTGCTAATCAACTGATGAATCGGCCCCGACATAAATAATCAGTCTTCAGTTCCCAAACCTCGCCCTCACAAACTACCAACTCCCGTGAAGAGTCCTGGCTGGAGTTGGACACCACCCCCATCTCCCACCTCCCTCACCTTTCATTTCTCATTTGCATTCCTTCACACCCAACACCCACCTCAGTCTCCGAAGTTCCTCTGCGTCTCCGTGTTTGATTCGTCCTGCCGTCCTCACCCTTCGGGCTGCTTCGCAGTCGTCTCGCTCCGCTCGGCGCTGCGTTGAACTCACTGCGCCCAACCACACCCACCCGCTCCGCACACCATCTATCACCCATCCTCATATTCATTAGTGTTGATTAGGGTCCATTAGTGGTTCCCTCCACCCCGCCGTCCAACCGTCCAACCGTCCAACCGTCCAACCGTCCAACCGTCCAACCGTCCAACCGTCCAACCGTCCAACCGTCCAACCGTCCAACCGTCCAACCGTCCAACCGTCCAACCGTCCAACCGTCCTACCGTCCTACCGCTCACCGTCCTACCGCTCACCGTCCTACCGCTCACCGTCCTACCGCTCACCGTCCTACCGCTCACCGTCGCACCGCCCCACCAAACCTCCCCATCGCCAAATCCGAATCCTCCCACATCCCCACGCGCCTCGGCCTCGACTCATTCGCATCCGTCTGCTTCGCCCGCGCCATCGCCTCCTTCGCCTCACGCGTCAGCCGGTCCTTGATGCCATCATCCTTCGTCAGCTTCGTACACACACGCATCGCCAGCCTCAGCGTCAGCGCCTCCACGAAGAGCGGATCAAACAAATTCGCATCCGTCACCCTCTTCAGATACACCACACTCGCCCCATCCTCATCCGACAGCAGCACCAGCCCACCCGCGGGCCCATTCGCAATCTGGAAATCATCCTCCGTCTGCCACGCATCCAGCCCATTGAACTCCACCAGACGGATAAAGTCCGACGGAAGCTGATACTGATATCCCCAGCCAAACACCGGCTCCGTACTCAAAGCCGAAAGGTCCGCCAGCGTTCGCGCAAAACTCCACGGATGCGACCTCAGCAGCGCATCCCTCGTCGGCCCAAAGAACAACCGGCACACCGCCGCCTGGTTCGACGTCTCATTGATATCCGTGATGCTATAGCTATCACCCACCTCCGCCAGCGCCAGATTGCAAATCTGTGTATCATTCATCCCCAAAAATCCTCCTCGTTCCTCGTTCTCGTTTTCCTCCTCGGAATCCCATATCTCGCCATCCCTCAAAATCTCAAATTGCAGCTCTCAGTCTCCGAATTCCTCTGAGCCTCCGTGTCTCCGCGTTGAACTCACTGCACCCCACCACACCCAGTAGGGCCACTTTGCATTTTTCATTCATCACTTTGCATTTTTCATTCAACCCGCAAGACACCGCCCACAATCGGGAACTTCCATTGCATCTCTCGCCATCCCTCAGTCTCCGAAGCTCCTCTGCGTCTCTGCGTTGAACCCCCTGCACCCAACCACACCCACCTTCGCTGCTCCACAACAAACCCCCAACCAACTCTCCACCTCCCAAAAAGCACCCCGCGCAGCGCACCCTTCGCCCAAAAGACACACCACGCGAGGCACCCACACCACCAACCAAGAACCAGGAACCAGGAACCAGGAACCAAGAACCAAGAACCTCCTACCCCAGCGTATACCCCACATGCCACACCTGGTCATGCGTCGCCAGATTCGTCACCGTCGTCGGCGTGAACGTCACCCACAGCTCCTCGGGAAACTTGTAGGGATTCAGAAACGCATCCCCCTTCGTCCCCGCCTCGCTGAAGGCCTTCCTCCCCGCCGCACCACCCAGCGCCAGTGCCGCGCCATAGCGGTCATCATCACTCTCGTCACCAATCTTCCCCGTCAGCGCATCACCCGGGTCACCATGGTCCACCGAGCACAGCGCCGGAATCACCCGCGCCCCCTTCGGCAGCTTCGCCAGGTAGATCACATCAGACGTCGTCAGCGCCGTCACCGCAATCTTCACATCCACATAACGCACATCCCCGCCAAACACCCGGAGACTCGGCGCCTCCGAGAAATCACTCTCCGCCGCCAGCTGTCCCGCCGCCAAATCCGTATACTTATTCGCCATATTAGTCTCTCAGATAAAAGTTCAGTTGTTCTCGTGAGCTCCCATTCCTGCTCTTGCTCTTCCTTCGTCATTCCCGGCAGAGAAGCCCCACCGTCCTCATTACCAGGAACCAAGAACAAAAAACCAGGAACTCATTCCCCCTTACGGCGACTCATCGCAGTACACCCGCACCACCTTCTCATTCTCCGAGCGCACCGCACCCAGACGACCCACCGAGCGGATCTGCTTCGCATGCCGCTTGTCCGGGCGCACATCAATGTGGCTGTTGCGCGCACCCTCACCCAGCTTCACCGCCGACTTGTGCCACGCAAAGCATGACCGCACATCCGTGCTCACATTGCGGCTCAGACGCTGCGTCGGAATCCACGTGAAGCCCATCCAGTAGCTGATCTTCCCGTCCTTCAGCGCCATCAGGTCACTGAAGTCACGGCTCGTCGCCTCCGTGATGGCCAGCAGATCATCCAGCTGCTTCGCCCCGTACGCAAAGAACCGCTCACTCTCCGGCACCTCATTCACATTCAGGATGCGCGCCGCCTCACGAATCTTCGCAAACGTCAGCCCGCTGTTCGCCGGCGCACCACTCGGCACATAGTCCACCGCGATGGACTGGCCCGCGGGGAACAGGTCCGTCGTCGTCCCATCCTCACCGATGTACCGCGTCGCATCGAAGGCCGAGATGATCATATCATCCACCTTGCGATTGTACGCCATCGCCATGTTGCGCACCTCATCCGAGTCCGGCAGCACAATCTGCCCCAGCTGGCGCTCATCATCCTCGTCGAACGTGATCACCTTCTCAAACTTGCGCGCATACAGCCAGTACTTCTCACCAGAGGTATCGCCGTCCGGCGTATCGCCCTTCCGCGTCGTCACCTCATCCATCTCATAGTCATTCAGCAGATTGAATGACTTCCTCTTGCCCGTCAGGTTCCCACCCGGCATCACCGCCTGGCGCAGCCGGCAGTCCATCTGTTGCGCCACATGAGTCCAGTTCCGCTCGAACTCCGTCGGGTAAAATTGCGTAATATCCAATGACATAATAGTTATCTTGCGAGTAGTTCCACATCCATCTCTCTCAAATCACCACCGCTTCCATCCAGCGCATCACAGCACCGCGACAGGGTGGGGCAGGGGAGGGGACACAGACATTCCAGTTCCTGTATAAAAAATCAGGCAGCCGTCTCTCGCAGTTGTCAGCACCCGCTGGCTGCTGGATGAGGCAAAAAATCGTCACCACCACCAAGTTATCAGGGCTTCATGACCCCGGCTTCAGCAGCAGCACCACTATTCATACCGTGTTTTCTGCCACCGCGCAACTCCAAAGAAAAGAAAATTTGCTCCCACATCCCCGACCCTCTTGCGCCCACCTCGCCCATCGCCGGGCCGCCCAGAGGGCCTTTCATCCACCCACGCACCTTACGCTCCCTCTCCTGTGCCTGACGTTCCACCCCAACACGCCTCACCTCCCACCAACGCACCCTCCCCACTTTGCATTTTTCACCTTTCACTTCTCATTTTGCATTCCCTCAACATTCACCGCCTCCTCACGACCACCATCACTGAACAACTCCACCCACCCCTGACTCACCCAATCAGTGTTCATCAGTGTCCATTAGTGGTTAAAAACATTCCACCCCTCACCCCACCAAACCACCTTCGACTCTCCCTATTAGCGTTCATTAGCGCCTATTAGCGGTCCATCCCTCACCACCGTCCCAC